ATATATGTCCAGAAATAAATTTATACAAGACGTTGTATGAGTGTTGATTTTAGTTTTATATCCTAATTTATTAAATGTGTCTTTTGGCTTAAAAACCGTAAACAGGACGACTGGAGAGATAAACGTGAACAGGATGTTAGTATTACTACCCCAATCAGTGATACAGCTATGAAAGTAGAAGCTATTTTAAAAGGCGATGATTAACAGTAGATAAAACACAGACTAAACGGGAGGGATTATAACGATGAACGATAAACTCGTTAAGTCGTTAAAAGAGAATCCCGTCAAATATGCGCGTTTATTGGGATTTAGCCTTTTAACCGACTTGCACAATGAATGGATTAAGGACATGGTATGGCAGCAAGAAGACGATGAAACGCTTCTGGCCCATCGTGGGTCATATAAAACAACATGCGTATCTTTCGCGCTTGCATTAATCATCGTCTTAAAGCCAAACAAAACAACAATATTCATAAGAAAAACAGATACAGACGTTGTAGAGATTGCCAAGCAAACAGATAAGATTTTGCATAGTGATCTTTTTTCTTACATAGTAAAAGAGATATACGGGGTCGACCTTGTCGTAACATCTAATTCATATCAGATCGACACGAATTTGAACACCGGAACAAAAGGAACACCGCAGCTTATATGTCTTGGTATTCACACATCTTTAACAGGTAAACATAGCGACTACATCTTTACAGACGATATTGTCAACGTACAAGATAGAATTTCACAAGCAGAACGAAACAGAACAAAGCTGCAATATCAGGAGTTGCAGAACATCAAGAACAGGGGCGGCCGTATTTTTAATACGTGCACGCCTTGGCATAAACAGGACGCGATAAGCGAATTAATGCCGAATAAGAAATTCTACGACTGCTATTCTACTGGACTTATTTCAGCGGAAAAATTAAGGGATCTACGCGAAAGCATGGACCCATCATTATTTGCTGCTAACTACGAATTGAAACATATAGCAAGTGATAAGGCATTGTTTGGCAAGCCTAATTATTGCAACGATGAAACACTCCTTTATGAAGGCGTATCTCACATAGACGCCAGTTATGGTGGGGCCGACTGGACCGCATATACAATCATGAAAAAGGAACCAAACGGAACAATTTACGCATTGGGCAAGACGTGGCAGAAGCATGTTGACGATTGCCTAGCAGAGATCCAGACATTACAGGAACGCTTTAAAGCAGGGACTGTATGGAACGAAAAGAACGCTGACAAGGGCTATCTTGCTAAGGAATTACAGAAACACGGTATGTTACCAAAGCTTTATCAGGAGAAAAAAAACAAATATGTTAAGATTTCCACTTATCTTCGTAGAGAGTGGAAACATATTTATTGGTTAGAAGAAACAGATCCTGATTATATGAATCAGATCTTAGATTATACAGAGAACGCGGAACACGACGACTGCCCAGACAGTGCAGCGTCGCTTATTAGACAGATGGAAAAAGGAACAACACACAGAAATAGAATTCGGGAGGGATTATAAAGATGAAAAGAAAAAACTATTTCAAAAAAATCATCAAGGCAGAAGATAAGATCTTCCGAATTGCCGACGATGAAATTATGACACCAGCACTACTTGCGGAATACATCCGCCAGCATGAACTGCTGGTACAGTCACATTATAAATACTTAGATGATGCATACCAAACAGACTATGCTATCTTTCACCAGGCTAAGAAAAAGGCATATAAGCCGGACAACCGCCTAGCCACAAACTTTGCTAAGTATATTGTTGATACAATGAACGGATTCTTCTGCGGTATTCCGATTAAGGTTACATCAAACGACGAACGAATTAACGAGTTCTTGCAAAGATACGACAGATACAATTCAATGGACGACCAGAACGCGGAAATCGCTAAGACTTGCGATATCTTCGGGAGTGCCTATGAAATGTATTATGTGGACGAAATGGGAGAAGTTGCTTCTACAGTACTCTCTCCTATGAATGCCTTTATTATCTATAATGAAAGCATTATTCCACAGCCTCGATATTTCGTAAGGCTTTATACAGACAACCACAATGTAAAACGCGGATCAATTTCCGACAGCGAAACAGTCCGTTATTTTAAAAATGACGGCGGTATTAAGTTCGATGAGTACGAAAAAATGCACGGATTCGACGGCGTCCCTGCTACAGAATTCTTAGAGAATGCGGAACGCACGGGATTATTCGAACCAGTATTATCGCTGATTAATGCATACAATAAAGCAATTAGTGAAAAGGCGAATGATGTTGACTATTTCGCGGACGCATACTTAAAGATCCTGGGGGCTAAGCTTGAACGTGAAGACCTGCAGACGATCAGGGACGACCGCGTTATCAACTTTGACGGTATTGAGGATGGAAAGCTTGTTGTTGATTTTATGGATAAGCCAAACGGCGACACAACACAGGAAAATCTTATTAATAGATTAAGAACTGATATTTTCCAAATTGCAATGGTTGCCAACATTTCAGACGAGAACTTCGGGGCTTCTTCTGGTATTGCGTTGAAGTATAAGCTTTTAGCAATGTCGAACTTAGCTAAGATGAAACAGAACAAATTCATCGGGGCTATGAACCGCCGTTATAGATTGATCTGTAGTAATCCAGTAACGGAAGCTAAAGCGGACGACTGGTTATTCGTTGATTATCAGTTTACACAAAACATCCCAGCTAATCAGTTAGAAGAAGCACAGATTGCGGCACAGCTTTCTGGAGTGGTAAGCAAGGAAACACAGCTTAAATCATTGTCTATCGTGGACGATGCCAAAGACGAGATTAAAAAGATTGACGCAGAAGCCGACAAGGTAAGCTACAGTACCGATTACCCGACAGACAGGACGGGCGGTGGTCTGAATGAGTAAATACACAGATACACTCAATGAGTTACAAAAAGACTTAGAAAAAGGCGAGGAGGCTTTAAAGAAAAAGCTTTCCCGCCTTTATGATAGTGAATCAAAGAAGCTGGAAAAAGAGATTGCTTATTACTATCAGACATACGGCAAAGATGGCGTGTTAGAGTACCGCGAAATGATGAAGCGACTCACAAAAGAAGAAGCGACTATGCTTTATGAGGACATGGACAAATTCTTTAGGTTACATCCGGAACATGCAGCACTAAAGCCTGTCCGTGAGTCTATTTATAAGCTGAATCGCCTTGAGGGGCTACAGCTTTCAATTATGGCGCAGCAATTAGGGCTTTCGTCAGAAGAAGAGACGTTGATCAGACAACATCTTCTCTCCTACACAATTTCAACTTATGAAGGCGTATTTAAAATGGTTACGACCAACGCATACGACAACAGGGCAATGAAACAGGTTGGTGAAAAGTTGATTAAAGATACAGACTTCGGAAAACGACTTCAAGCGAACAGACAGAAGCTTGCTGATTATCTCAACAACGATATCGCAAAAGGTATTGCCAGAGGCGACAGTTACGACAAGTTAAACAAACAAATTAGAGAACGTTTCGATGGCGTATCTCGTAGGAGTGCTTACAGGCTTCTTTATACAGAGGGAACGCGAATGTTTAACCGTGCAAATAGCGAGGCTTTCGCGGAGGTAGGCATTAACCAATACAGATATTGTACCGCAGGCGATAACCGCGTATGTGAGGATTGCGACGCACTGGAGGGCAATGTATACGACCTATCAGAGGCAAGCGAGGGCACAAATTACCCACCAATGCACCCGTGGTGCAGATGCCACACGGAACCAGCCGTTGACTGGGACAAGTGGTTAAGCGACAGAATCGCAAGCAGAGAATACACAGCGGAACAAAGAGAAGAAGCCGCTGAAATCATTAAGAATTTTACGGAGGAATAAAAAGGATGGCAAAAAGAAAAGTAAAAAGAGAAAGAAAGCTTTTGTATTTCATGGCCAGTTGGTGCGGACCATGTAAACATTTGAAAGAATATTTTTTCGATGACTTAGCCGCCGCTTTTCCTGGGCAGGTTGATTTTATCGACGCACAGAGAGAACCAGCGATGGCTAGACTTTACAAAGTCTCAAGAATCCCGTTGATCGTTTTCTTAGAAGACGGGAAAGAAGTAAAACGCTATGACGGATCACAGAAATTCGGTTTTGAAGAATTCGAGGGATTTCTTAAGGAGGATAAAGCAAATGATAACAGTAACAAAGACACCGGGAAAATTGACGGTTAGCGGTCACGCTGGATACGCGGAACGCGGGAAAGATATTGTATGCGAGGCTGTCACTTCACAGGTGCAAACATTAACCGAGTCTATTGGACAGCTTGCCCATGAGAAGCCCGTATTTTCTATTTCTAGCGGTTTTTTTGAGTTAGACCTAGAAGAACTAGGGGATAAGTGTTTATTCCTTGTATCGGCCTTTATGGTGGGTATGAGGCTATTACAGGATGGATATCCTGCACACGTAAAAGTTATTTAAAGAGGCTTTTCAGTCTCTTTTTATATTTCCTTTTTTTGATTTCCTGGCGGAAGTCTTAAAAAGCGACCTAGCATTGAAGTCGTTAAAAGCTATGGAAAAAATAAACAGTCAAGCATTAAGACTTTAAATTATGGAGGACAAAAACATGAATAAGAACACATTGAAAGATTACTTAAGACAGATTTTCGCAGAAGGTGGAGACCCAGGGGCCGGCGACCCAGAAGGTGGAGACCCAGGGGCCGACGACAAGGGCGGAAAAGGCGGCAATGCGGAACCGGACAACAAAGACACTAAGAAATATTCCGACGCTGACGTAGACGAAATTATCAACAAAAAGTTTGCGAAGTGGCAGAAGGAACAGGAAAAAAAGATTTCCGAAGCTGAAAAGTTGGCTGGGATGAACGCACAAGAAAAAGCGGAACACGAACGCGATAAATTGCAGAAAGAACTAGATGAATTAAAGCGTGCGAATAGCGTTGCGGAAATGGAAAAGACAGCGAGAACTATGTTACGCGACGACGGCGTGAACGTACCTGACGAGGTAGTATCAAGCTTAATCGCAGAAGACGCTGACAACACAAAAGCCAAAGTTGAGGCATTCTCAAAGGCATTTAAAGAAGCGGTACAAGATGCCGTTAAAGAAGCTTTAAAGGGAAAAGCCCCTTCTACTGGTAAAGGCGGAAGCACATTGACAAAAGCGGACATCTTAAAGATTGCGAACCGCGCAGAACGTCAAAAAGCTATCGCCGAACACATTGATTTATTCCAGTAATCGCATTTTTGAGTCGCCGATTAATCGGTAACAATCACATATTAAATATATAATGTTTTGTTTCCGGGTTTGAGGCACTCAAAAACATTGCGTTATTTTTCTTTATCGGAAGACGTTTTCTGACATATATATTGTGATGTTACAGACTACTCATAGGCTTTCATGAGATAGAAACGCTTAGGCTTTTCTCACTTCATGAAGGTGGCGCGCAAGCGCAAAAACATATAACGGAGGTATAAAAACTATGAATAAATATTTTAGACAGGTGTTTGCTGTAGAAGCAGGCACAATCGTAACTACAGACATTGAACCAGCTATCTCTATCGATCATAACGAGAGATTAGTTGCTGGGGTTGAATCATTACAGACTATTTTAGGTGTTGCTGAATTAACACCAATGCCAACAGGTAGCCTTGTAAAACAGTACAAGTATACAAAAAAGAATACACCGGAACAGGTTGCTGAAGGTGAAACAATCGGGCTTACAAAGTACGATAGAACTTTAGTAAATTCTTTTGAGGTCACTCTCAAAAAGTACCGTAAACAGACTACAGCTGAAGCAATTCAGAAATCAGGTAAAGACAAGGCAGTTAATAAAACTGACGACTTACTTGTAAAAGACGTACAGAAAGACGTTAAGAAAGCTTTCTATGGAATGCTTGCAACTGGTACAGGAAAAGCTACAGCAAAGGTTGCTACTTTACAGGGTGCACTTGCCGCTGCATGGGGCGCTGTATCTACTCACTTCGCAGATATGGACGTTGAACCTATTTTCTTTGTAAACACTACAGATGTTGCTGATTACTTAGCAACTGCACAGATTACAACACAAAACGCTTTCGGGTTTAAGTACGTTGAGGACTTCTTAGGCCTTGGAACAGTTGTTATCGATCCATCTGTTACAGCTGGAACTGTTGTTGCTACAGCAAAAGAAAATATCAACGGTGCATACGTTTCCGCAGATGGTGATGTTGCTGAAACATTCGGACTTACTTCTGACGAAACAGGCTTAGTTGGTATGACTCACTACGTAAAAGGCGATAACGCTTCTATCGACACATTAGTTATGTCTGGTGTTGTCTTCTATCCAGAAGATGCAACTGGTGTTGTAAAGGCTGCTATTGCTGTTGCTGCTAAATAGTCGGAACAAGGAGGCATGATATATGATTTCTGAAATTGCAAAGCGTATTGAGTGCCGTATGACAGGCGAATTATGCGACAAGGCAGTTATGGGGGAAATCTCCCAGACTGTCCTTGATCGTATCTGTATCCGCTTGGGTATTTCAAACGAAACAAGTTTCCCTGCTTTATTTTATGGTGTATGTGCGGAGGCTTCTGTTAAAGCATACCGCAGACGTTACTACGAGGGCATTAAGTCAGAAAGTGCTTCCAAGGTTTTCTCAGATACTTTCGTTGACGACATTCTCTCAGAATATGAAAAGGAATTCGAAACATACCGCAACGGTAACGATGTGGGAAGTTCGAAAAGGATTCATTTTTTATGATGTATAAGAAATGCCTATTGTTAACATCAAAAGAGACAGAGGACGAATTAGGAAACGTTACACCCAATGGGTGGGATGTAAAAGCTACGTGCCCGGCTAGGTTTTCTCCATGGACAGCGGAAGAAATTTCACTGTATGGATCAGATGTAACACGCAACACTTCAAAATATGCCTTGTTAATTCCGCGCGAACTATTACGTGGGGTTGACTCGGTTTTAATTGACGGCGTGAGGTATTCAATCGAAACGATCCTGGAATTATCGCCGCGTTGGGTTGTAATTCATGCGAGGTCACATAAAGTATGAGTGTAAAAATTACTGGTGCTGCCGAATTATCTGCCGCATTAAGTAGGCTTTCAAAAGCAACATTTCAAGATGTAGCTACAAAGTCTATAGGCGAAATGTATTCGAGGGCTAAAAAGGGATATACTGGCGGGCAAGTTCCAGCCGGTGGAGGTTCCCCAGTATCTACTGAATTAACTAGACCGCATGGGCCACATGGAGAATTAAAATCTTCTGTCAGATTTGAAAAAGACACAATGGGTTATACAAAAGAATATGCCCCACATGTTGAGTATGGGCACAGAACAAAGTCCGGAGGGTTTGTCCCTGGACAACACTTTTTAAAAAGTAACGTGGAAAAACAAAAGCCAATTTATAAACAGGATGTACTTAATTCTATAAAAAAAATAGCTGGAAAGGAATAAAACAATGCTTAAACAATTCCCACTTACAGAACTTGTGAAAGCGGTTCAAGCAAACATTCAAAAGAACACTGACATGAGATGTTATGACGTAGTTCCTAAAGATGCTGTTTCTCCTTTCACATATATACAGGTCGTGAATGTCGAAAACGTAGATAACAAAACTATGTTTATGAAAAATCACGAAGTTTGGATTCACGTTCTAGCTGATTCAACACAATCATCTGTACCGATTTATAAATTAGTACAGGCTGTAGAAGAAGCTATGACAGAAGATATTACTATCCCAGATCCATTTATCCTCATTATGCAGACCGACGACGGATTACAGACAATCCAGGATGAAGAAACTGGGGAAAAACACGCAATCGTAGTTTTTAAATTCTTGATTGCTTATGGTTTCAAAACAAAAATTTAACGGAGGTAATTAATATGAACAAAAAATATGTTTCACAGATTTTTACAGGTGAATACGATGGCGGTACATACTGCGACTTCGATGCTACATCTGCACAGGCTACAGCTGGTAAAGATATTATCCTTGCTATTTGGGATGCAACAGGTGCAAATATCCTTGCGGTTGCTGGACAACAAGATTTATCTATCAAGAGATCCGCAGACACTCTTGAGGTAACTACAAAAGATACAGAAGGTGGTTACAAATCTTATCTTGCAGGTACTAAAGAATGGTCAATCGATCTTTCTGGTGTGTACGTAACTTCTGACAAGTCTCAGAAACAGCTTTCAACCGCTTTCGAAAGTGGTGATGCTGTATGTGTCAAGGTATACAACAAAAAGGCTAAAAAAGGTATGTTTGGTGGTTTAGCAGTTGTGACTGACTTCTCTATTGAAGCAGCAAACGACGGCGCTATGACATACTCAATCACATTGTCTGGTCTTGGTAAGCTTACAGACTTTAGTGTTGATACCATTACAACAGACAAGCTTCCAGAATAATAAAAAGTAAAGGAGATTAAAAGAATATGATTATTACATTAAACCAAAAAGAATACGAACTTAAGTTCTCTATCGGGAGAGTAAAACTCATTGAAAAACGTATCGGAGGCAGCTTGCTTTCTGAAATTGTTAAAACAAACGGGGTTCTTTCCCTTGAAACTCTTGAAAGCTGTATTACATACGGCTTAAAAGAAGTTGATACAGTAGGATATCTTCCTATGCAGAATGCAATGAAACTTGCAGAAGAATATATGGAGGCAGAGGGATACAGCAAGGCTATCGCCGATGTAACAAATCAGATTTCTGAAGATCTCCCTTTTTTATTCCGCAACGCTTAATAAGTTTCCAATATTTCGAAACGGATAATGCTACCGACTCCCGTACTATTGAAGAACGGGAGGAGGATAGCAAATATCGAGACCTACAGGATTTTGCATTCTTCTTTGTGAATTTCGGTACAAGCAGGGCTGAATATGAAAACCTTACTCGTACCGAAATTTCTTTTATATACAGGGCTTGGGAAGATAAACTTGTCCGCGACTCCACTTTTGCTAGAGATGCCTTCTTGAATGCATATGTGAATGCTAACCGTAAAAAAGGCACATTACCTATTAAGTTATGGAAAAAGCATTTTGATGGACAAAAGACAGCTGAAACGGCACAAGACGATCTTAAAACAATCACTGCCATTGAAGATGCAGAAACTGGTTGGATTGAAGAAATTTATAAAGCGAATGGTATTCCAATGCGGAAAAAAGCTAAGAAAGGGGACGAATAACATATGGCGGCAGATTATACATTATCAGTCAAAATTTCAGCTGACGTAAAAGATTTTGCGTCATCACTTTCTTCTGTACAATCCTCACTGGAAGCAACAAGTAAAAAATGGGAAAGTTTATCTTCTTCCCTCGGAAAAATTGGTAGTACATTAACAAAATCAATCACTGTCCCAGTGGTTGCAGCTGCTACTGCTTCTGTAAAGAATTTCTCAGAAGTTGACAAAACAATGCGACTCGTAGAGAAAACTATGGGTGATACAGCATGGGCTTCTGGTGATCTTGAGAAAGCCATGAAGTCGGCTGCGTCAAATTCAGTCTTTGGTATGAATGATGCGGCTAATGCGGCATTAAACTTTGCACGACAAGGTTTTAATGCGGCTGATGCTTCTAAAATGCTTACTCCTGCTATGAGTCTTGCGGCCGGTACAGCTACAGATTTAGCTGTAGTATCTGGAGGACTTGGTAACGCGATGAAAGTATTCGCGGATCAAGGTCTTGAAGCCGGAAATGCTGCCGATATTTTAGCAAAAGCGCAAGGTCAAGCTAATACTACAGTACAAGATTTATTAGACTCAATGACTGTCGCAGGTCCTATCGTGGATTCTGTAGGCTGGTCAATGAAAGATTTAGCTGTTATTACTGATGTTTTTGGTGATGCTGGTATCTCTGGTTCTGAAGGCGCTACCGCATTAAAAACAGGTCTTGCGAGACTTGCTTCTCCTACTGACGATGCTGCAAGTGCTATGAAACAGTTAGGTATTGAAATCTTCAATACCGACGGTACGATGAAAAGTTTTACAAGCGTACAAAAACAGTTACATACAGCATTCGCTGGATTAACACAGGAAGAACAGTTACAAGCTGCCGCTACTCTATTTGGTAAAAACCAAATGGCTAAGTGGATGACTTTAATTAAAGCAGCGCCTGAAACAGTTGATAAATATTCTAGTGCACTTGACAACTGCACAGGATCCGCTGAAGAAATGGCTAATGCTTTGTTGAGTGGTCCTGGTGGTGCTATTGAAAAATTAAAATCTTCACTTGACGTATTATCTTATACGTTGGGTGATATTGTTGGAAATAATATACAGCCTTTCATTGAAGACATTACCGAAATTGTTGATAAATTCAATAATCTTGATAAAGGAACTCAAGAAGCAACATTAAAAATGGTAGCATTTGCTGCTGCTATTGGTCCTGCATTCATGGCACTTTCAAAAGGTGTAGGAATTATTGCTAGTGTTGAAAAAGGAATGGGTACACTCGTTGGGGGTGTTTCAAAAACAGCTGAAAGTGTTGCAACAAACTTTGATAGTTTGCGTAACGGGTTCAGTAGAGTTGGAGATGCGGCCTCAGGGCTTGGTTCAAAATGGGGAAGTGTTTTCTCTAGCGTAAGTGGTCAAGTTTCAACATTCACAAGTGGCGTAAGTTCACAATTTTCAACATTTACAAGTGGTGTGAGTTCAAAATTTTCATCACTTACAAGTGATGTGAGTTCAAAAGTTTCTGGCATGGTTGAATCTTTAGCTACCCCAGACAGAATCGATGCTGTTACATCAAAGTTTTCAGCTTTTTCAGATACTATTAAAAGTAAAGCTTCTGCGATTGCTTCAAGTATTTCTGGAACATTAGGAAATGTAGGTGCCAAAGTTAGCCAATTTGGCGGCGGAATTATTGGAAATGTTGGTGCTGCTTTATCGCAAACAGCAACTGTTGTTACTGAAGGCTTAAATACGATTATGAATACAAGTCAAGTTGTAATGAGTGCACTTCTTAAAACGATAGCACCAGCTACAATCGTTGCGTTGTTGTTAGTAGGTCTTGGTGTTGCATATGAACAATTTGGTGCACAAATTGATCAGTTTACACAAACAGCTGTTGAAAAAGGCCCTGCAATTATTCAAGGCTTAGTAGATGGTATTGTGTCAAAGATTCCTACTCTTATTGAAGAAGGTTCTCATGTGCTTCAATCATTTTTAAGTGTTATTACAGCGAATGCACCTACAGTTGTTGCTGGTGGTGTACAAATTATCGCTTCACTTGTGAATGGGTTAGCGCAACAGTTACCAACATTAATACCTGCTGCAGTACAGGCAATTGCTGTAATTGTTTCTACTCTCATTCAGAATATTCCGCAGCTTTTAGTTGCTGGTATGAATATCTTAATGGGACTTGCACAGGGAATTGTAAATAGTATTCCTACCTTGATTGCAACAGCAACACAGGCGATTACTGGGTTCTTAGGCGAACTTACAAATCATTTGCCAGATATGGTAAATATGGCTGTTTCAATTATTACTACACTCGTTAATGGATTGGTAAACAACTTGCCTTTAATCATTCAGTCTGGATTACAGATTATTATTTCTTTAGGACAGGCTATCTTGAATAACTTACCTACTATTATTGAAGGCGGTATTCAAGTGATTGTGGCGTTAGCTAGTGGACTTATCCAAGCTATCCCAATTTTGCTTGCTTCACTTCCACAAATCTTTACATCAATTATTGATGCTTTCGCGTCTGTCGATTGGATTGGAATTGGTAAAACAATTATTACTTCTATTGGTGAAGGTATTCTTTCATTAGCAGATACACTTTTTGACTCTATTGGAAATATATGTGATTGGATTAAAGGAAAATTTACCGGAACTTCAGAAGAAGTATCCGACAAGTCAGACGAAATTAATGAAAGCGTAAGCGATATGGCAAGTAAGACACAACAATCCGTGTCTACGTCATTTAGCAATATCGAAAGCACGACAAATACAAGTTGGAGTAATATCTATAGCACAATTGATTCAAAAACAAATGTTGCTACTGGCGCAGTTCAAGATATGGCAACGTCAACGCAGAACTCTGTAAATACGGCTTTCGGTAATATGGACAGCACAACTACTTCCGACTTCTCAAGTATGTTGAATACTGTTTCTAGCAATTCTGGAAAAATTGGCGATACACTTAGCGGATTACAGTCTGATGTAAGTGACACTACAAGCAATATTTCAGGAAAATATGACACACTTGCAACAAACATCGGTAAAAGCACTACTTCTATGAGTAACAGTACAAATACCGGTTTAAGCGGTATGAATACAGCTACATTGAAACAAACAACACAGATGGCAAGCCAACTTGAGAAATCTTTTACATCAATGAGTACTTCTATTGATAAGAGAATGTCTTTAATTGTTAATACTGTAAGTAAAAAGATTTCGACAATGTCGACTAGCATTCAAGATACATTTTCATCTGCTATCAGAACGGTGAAAAATTCTGTATCTTCTATCCAGTCAGCAATTAATAGTGTCTCGTTCAATATGGGACAACATATTAGATTACCTCATTTCTATATGTACGGTAATTTTAATGCAAAGTCTGGATCTGTCCCTCATGTTGGCGTAGATTGGTACGCTAAGGCAATGGATAAAGGTATGATCCTTACAAATCCTACTATTTTCGGGGCAATGAATGGAAAATTGCTTGGGGCCGGTGAAAGAGGCGCAGAAGTTGTTGTCGGTGCAAATAGTCTTGAAAGAATGATTAACCGCGCTGTTGGTAACGGTGGCGGCGGTCAGGTAACAAATAATATTACAGTTGTTGCTAATCCTGGTCAGGATACAAAAGATATTGCGGACAAGGTGGCAGAAGTCATTTTCGACCGTGTAAGAAGGGAGGCCTACGTATAATGGCATACGATAAAAATTATTCGAACCCTTTTGAAGGGGGTTCTTCATTAGTATTTAATGGCGTGGATCTCGGTAAAGAATGTAATATGTTCGTACTTGGCAAAGGGGCTTTCGGGGCCCCTTCCAGGGACGTAACACAAATTCACGTACCGGGAAGAAATGGCGATATTTTAATTGATAACGGCGGTTGGAATAATGTTGATGTAACATATTCTTCTTGCTGTATCTTATCGAATTTTAGAGAGAATGCAGCAAAACTTAGAAGCTATCTTATGGCTAACCCTGGATATCATGAATTAACAGATCCATACAATCCAGATGAAGTGAGATATGCGGAATTCCGCGGGCCTTTTACACCAGAAGTGTTTACTGCAAGAGGAAATAACGCTGGTATGTTTGATCTTACGTTTAATTGCAAGCCGCAGCGTTTCCTTCGTGAAAGTATTGTACCTAGAAATTATGTATTGTGCCCATATGAAAGAGTAGATAGTACTGTAAATAGTAATGACTATGCTTATATTGTGGATAACAAAGAATCATATTACTCAAATGCTGGTACTACTTATGTATGGACATTTGCTACAGATGAAACAATCACTGTATCAAACGGATATTTCTATAAATATAACGGCACTACAGTTGCATATGACGGAGAAACAGAGTTTAAAAACGGAGTTGTATCTATCCCGCTTATTGGAAAAAACGGAACAAAATATATGGGCTTTAAAGGGGAAATCCATGCTTCTAAAACATCTGATTTTAGAATGGAATCATCAAATGCTAAAAAATACAGATATAAAGAACTTATGTATTTTTACTATATGGAAGGTACAACATTCTGCTTTCCATTTTACAACAAAACAGCATTTGATGCTTACCCTATTATTTACGGACATTACAAACCAACAGGAACAACCGATACTATTTTTTCTTGCGGAGAAAGTCAAATTTCAGTAAGTAATTCACAATTAGAATATACAACAACACAACAAGTTGATGTTAAATTTGACGGTTTCAATAGGATTGCACGTACAGAATGGAATTATGGAGGAATTACTGGTGATTTTATAACTATTCCTGGTGGAACGATAAGTATTTTAAAAATTAAAAATGCAGCTTCTATTGGTGGATGCGCTGGGGATACAAATTATTTTCAAATCATTCCTATGTTTTATAGGATTTAAGGGGGAATAGAAATGTTAGAACTAAATGACGTTGAATTATTTAAAGGGGACCCAGTAGATATTGTAGGCGAACAAATCGCTGCCCCAGAAAACATTATTAGTATAGCTGTTACAGAAATCGTGAATGGGGATCTTACTCTCTCAATGGTTTGCGCTATTTCAGAAAACAACTTAAAAAATCTAGTAGTTGGAAATATTGTTAGATGCTATAAGGACACTACGAAAGTACTACGATTCTCTTTTGAAATTTATGACATTCAATACTCTATTGATCATACAATCACAGTTAAGGCAGAACATCTTTCTTCAAGACTTAGATACATTTATGTTGAACCTATAGAATATCTTCCTGGTCTTTACCATTTGTCTGAAGTATTGTCTGGAAAATATACACCGGCTGTTGGTGACGGGTATTTTTTAATTAATCACACTGGGGCTTCCCCTATAGAAATAATTGTCCCAGATAAAAGGGATTGGAAATATGGAAAATTTTCTGATGATGTTAAGTCAATCAGAGATATTATGATGGGAACAGAAGGAAGTATACTTGACAGGTTTGGAGGCGGGAAATGGGAATATACTGGAGATCGGCAAATGACTTTCAATCCAGAAACATATAAGAAAGAAAATACCAACCATATGCCTATTAGGTATTCTAATAACATGTCAGATTTTAAGCGTGAAATAGACATGGATAATGCAAAATCAAACCAGGTATTATTCTGGAAAAAAGAGATTGATGGAGTTGTAGAACAAGTTTTTGTGTGCGATAGGAAAATGGATAATGTTTACCCAATGCAAGCTGCACAATTAAGAGATATGTCTTCCGCTTTCGAAACAAAGCCTACAGAAGAACAACTTATTTCTGCCGCGTCTTCTATCTCGACAAGCCCAGAAGTTACGACAACATGCACAATTGCAAATTATGACGATAAACATGTTGAGTGTGGGAATATGTTAAATGTTATTTCCCCTGAATTTGGAGTCAATGAAGAAATGCGTATTACAGAAACAACATACAACGTACTCACTGATAGATATGACTCTATTAAGCTAGGTACATTAAAAAAGACGCTTTCAAAAACCATTGCAGAGATTGTAGGCAAGACAGGAACTAATGTTTACTAAGGAGGTATGTTAAATGGCTAAAATTTATATGAATGATTTTCGTGTGAACCCATCGGAAGTACCGGTTCTCAGATATTTAGATGGCAATAAAACAGATGAACTTGTTATCTTTACAAACGATAAGATGACAGACTTTGATACGCATATCGCTTTGATTGACAATAATGTTGTCAAGCTTTCAGCTAATGAAAGCGGTTTTGCTGTCATCGTTGATAAAGATATCTTTGATAAAAAAGATGTTTGTCCTATTAGATTTGTATTCAGTAATAGCGAGACTGAAAAAACAAAAGGCACAAATACTTTTTATATCTGTAACGATCGAACTGGATATATCTATGGTGACTGTATCGAAGTCCCGGACGATATTATTACTTACAGAGAAGCGTGCCGCGCATATGCAGAAGAATGCGGACGCATTGTTGACGCTGTAAAATTTGATGTTGGCGCTAAGGTTACACAGGACGAAGACGGGGCAACAATTTATATTACAGATCCGTTTGGAACGACTAAGGCGAAAGTTTACAATGGGGCAACTGGTCCTCAAGGTGAACAAGGCCTTCAAGGTATTCAGGGACCCAAGGGAGAAACAGGCGCACGAGGTCCAGAAGGTCCTCAAGGGAACCCGGGCGAAACAGGTGCCACTGGTAAAGCTGGACACTCACCGAGTGTAACGGCTACGAAGTCCGGGACAGTTACAACAATTTCAGTTGATGGAAAAGCCATTGCTACAGTTAATGACGGCGAAAAAGGTGATACAGGACCTCAAGGTGTAAAGGGTGATCCTGGAGAAATGGGACCTCAAGGTCCTATCGGTAAAACAGGGGCCACAGGTCCACAAGGTCCAATCGGAGAAACAGGGCCAACCGGAGAAACAGGACCTCAAGGTCCAACGGGACAAGCTGGTCACTCTCCCATCGTGAAAGCCTCTAAAACGGGAACGGTAACAACTATTTCTATTGACGGAGTAAACGTTGCTTCTATTAATGATGGTAAACAAGGTCCTCAAGGTATTCAAGGCCCAGTAGGTGAAACGGGGCCTCAAGGTATCCCAGGCCCAGCTTATGTTTTAACGGATACGGACAAAGCTTTGATCACAAACGAAGTGTTGGCACAATTTACCAACGCAGAATCTACAGGAATGTAAGGGGGCGGAAATATGGCAGACTTGGTTTATATGACAAAAGCAACATGGACAGCTATTACTGATGCATTTAGAAACAAGCTAGGATCAACTGAAATGATTAAAGCTGGAGATATTCCTAGCGTACTTAATAGCTTTCAAAAATATGTCGACCTGTTAAGTGGTGATATTACATCTGTTAGTGATGAAAACGCTACATCGGTACGTAATTATTGCTTTAATTCTTGTAAAAAATTACAAGAGGTGTATTTACCAAATGTAACAACTATTGGTAGTTCAGCGTTCAAAGCGTGTGAGATGTTGTCTAAAATAAATATACAGAATGTAGAAACGTTAGGGAATAACGCTTTAAGTGGAAATTATAGAATTACTGAATTGTATTTGCCAAAAGCAATAACTATTGGTAGTTACGCATGTAATAATATTTCTGAATTAAAAAAAGTTACTCTCGGTAATGTAAAAGCAATTTATAGAAACGCATTTGATGGGAATATCAATTGCGAAGAAATAGATATTTCTTTAAATGAAAATGTGGGTGGAGATGCATCAGATGGTATATATAATAATGCATTTTACAGAAATGAAAAATTATCAAAATTAACAATAAGAGGGGCTGCTTTGATTGAACTTGAAGGTCCAAGTGCATTCGCTGGTACTGCTATCGCCTACGGAAGAGGCAAAATTTATGTCGATCCTTCTATGGTCGAAACATACAAAACGGCGACCAACTGGAGTAATTACGCTTCTGCTATTGAGGCAATTTCCTGACATATATATATGGAGGTACAAACGATGATTAAAACAGAAGTATTAAAAAATGGTTCGATCAAGACATATTCTGATGAAGGCTTCTATATCCATGGTGGATTTCCAGAGGGCGATTATGTCCAGGCTATAGATCCGCCAGGTGTTAATAGAACATATACAGAAACAGACAAATATATTGACGAATCGCAGACAATGAAAGAAAAGGCCGCTGCTTACGACGTTCTTATGGGAGGTGTTGGCAATGAATGAAACAAATTACTTTTTAGAGAAAGCCAAACGCCTACGCCCAATCATTGAAAAGGCGGCGGCAAGCCTTCCCGAAGCTGAAGCATTACAGGCCTCGGAAATTTTCCCACTATGGGAAGCTGGGAAAAGCTATGCGGTAAATGATAGGGTTCAATATAACGGCGTGCTGTATAAAGTACTACAGGCGCATACTAGCCAGGCAACATGGACGCCTGACGCAGCCGTTTCATTATTCGCAAAAATGCTAATTCCTGAAACTGACAAGATCCCAGAATGGGAACAGCCAGAAAGCACTAACCCATATATGAAAGGCGACCGTGTAACATATAACGGCAAGACATACGAATCTACGATTGACAATAACGTATGGGCCCCTGGTGTTTACGGTTGGAAGGAGGTGTAGCCTTTGACACAGGATGTAATTATAGCGGTGATCAGTTCCGGGGCGTTCTTTACATTCATCCAGTATTTAATTACAAGGCATGATAAAAAGGATGATGAAAGTGACACACGCTACAAAGAATTAAAAGGCGGGCTAGAAAATCATGACGAAACGATTAAGAAGTTGAGTGAAATCCTGGTCGAGACTCGGAAAGAGAACGACGGGATTAAACAGCTTCTGATCGGTATAGGTCACGACAAGCTGGTGTATATGACAGATAAAATTGCAAGACGTGAGGCGATCACGCTAAAAGAAAAAGCCACGCTTAACGCTATCTTTAAGCCTTATAGTTTGCTTGGTGGAAATGGCGACGGTGAGGCCGGATATAAATATTGTGTTACATTGCCCGTGGTTACAGATGAAAGCGCAAGAGAAAAAGACAATTCGCTTTTACGTGAAGACATGGGAATTAATAATAAATAAGAAGGAGGTTCTATTATGAACAATATGAACAATAAAATTTATGACATTTTAAAATGGGTTGCTATTATCGTGCTTCCCGCTGCTGCTACTTTCGTAGCTTCTATTTTTCCGTTATGGAATTTACCATATGCGGATGCAATCGCGCAGACTATTACAGCAGTAGGCACTTTCCTTGGTGCGGTACTTATGGTCTCTAATTTTAAATACAAAAGCGGAGACAACGCAGGGGATGAAAACGGGAACAAGTAAATATCCCTTTTCGAAACTAAAAAAGGGGGCAAAATTAGGGATAATTTTATTCCTGGTTTTGTCCCTTACTTTATATACATTTTTATATACGATATCAGACTATAAAAATATGCCCTATTTCGTATACAAATTTATATATGTTATTACGCAAAGAGAAAGAAGGAATGAAATCATGCTATTAGATACAGACAAACAGAAATTCGTTGACGATATCGCAAAGTATGTACAAAAATATGCTGGTTCATACGGAATTAGTGTGCACAGTCCTATTATCGCCCAGGCGATTTTAGAGAGTGGATGGGGCAAGAGTAGACTTGCTGCCGATTATCACAATTATTTTGGTATGAAGTGTGGCACAAAGTGGACAGGCCCCAGTGTTAATATGACAACGCAGGAAGAGTATACGGCGGGCACTCTTGCGACTATTAAAGATAACTTCCGTGTATATGACAACATGGAAAACGGGGTTAAGGGCTATTTTGAGTTTATCCAGCTTTCAAGATATGAAAATCTGAAAGGAATTACAGACCCTCAAAAATACATTGAGACTATTAAAAATGATGGATATGCCACAAGTTCTACATACGTTAATAGTCTTATGCAAATTATTAAGCTTTACAATCTTACATCATACGACAGCACAGAAAGCGTAGAAGGAGAGGATATTATGGGAAGTAGACAAGCAATGATTGCGAAAATGCAATCCTGGATCGGAAAGAATGAGGCAGACGGATCATTCAGAGAGATCATCGACATTTACAATTCACACACACCAAGGGCAAGAGGTTATAAATTAAAATACTCCGATGAGTGGTGTGCGGGTACAGTTAGCGCTGCTGCAATTGCTACAGGTAACACGAACGCGGTTCCTCTTGAGGTATCATGCCATTATATGATCGAAGGCGCAAAAGCTAAAGGAATTTGGGTTGAAAACGATGCTTATGTTCCACAGGGTGGGGATATTATTCTTTACGACTGGCAGGATTCCGGCGTTGGAGATAATACCGGAAATCCGGACCATGTTGGCGTTGTTGAGTACACATCCGGCGGTGTTATTCATGTTATTGAAGGCAATAATGGAGAAAAGGTTGCAAGACGTGAGTTATCTGTAAACGGCAGATATATTAGAGGGTTCATTGTTCCAAAGTATAGCAACAATACAGCGTCTAGCGGTGGTTCAACTCCTACTGTATCAGGAACAATCGACGCATTAGCAAGACGTGTTATCGCTGGAGAGTTCGGATCAGGTGACGCACGCAAAAATGCACTAGGCGATAAATACGATGCAGTACAGAATCGTGTAAATGAAATCTTAAGCGGGACAGCTTCTACACCTAAGAAATCAGTTTCAGAGGTCGCTAAAGAAGTGTTAGCTGGTTCATGGGGTAATGGTTCGGACCGTAAAGCAAAATTAGAGGCCGCTGGGTATAACTACGATGAAGTGCAAAACGCCGTTAATGCTTTATGTAATAAGCCTACTCTTAAATCAGTGAGTGAAATTGCTAAAGAGGTGCTTGCTGGCAAATGGGGAAATGGTACAGACCGTAAAAACAAATTGACTGCTGCTGGATACAACTACAACGAGGTGCAGGCGGCCGTTAATTCCTTGAATAAGAAAAGCGTGACAACTATCGCTAAAGAAGTCATCGCTGGTAAGTGGGGCAATGGTTCCGACCGTAAGAAAAAGCTTGAATCAGCGGGATATAACTACAACGAAGTACAAAAAGAAGTAAATAGACTGCTTTAAAATAAGAAGCCCGGGGATAAATTCCCTGGGCTTTTTTTTGCGTAAATTATAGATGCACTAATTCCAAAAGTGCGCGGGTACGTATTGAGTATTTATCGCGCGCTTAAAGTGTTCAACTTTTTCATAGAGTACACGTGCGCGATACAGTACGACACTGAACACGAAATCAGCCTGATATAGGCATTTTTCTTATTACCCTATAACTTGTTAAGGCGGTCGCGTAAAACGTCAATACCAGGCTTGCTGAGGGCCACATAGTACTTGTGAGTGACTTGTGAACTAGCGTGCCCCATTTGCGAACAGAGAAGATATTCAGGCGTATTCATTGCGGCCATCATTGTTCCATAGGTATGCCGTTACGGTATAATAACGACAAACAGAAAAAGCCTTTATTTTCAAGGGGTTT